TCAACCGATTTTGTGCGCAATAAAGCAGGTAAATCATTTACTCTAATTGTTTCACTTAATAGCAACTCCTCAACTACTTGTTTAAAGTTTTCATTTACCCAACCTGTATTTAATTTATAACTTCTTTTTGCATTTGTATTAAAGTTTTTATACTGCCCTTGTTGTAAATCGTAATTAGGAAAAGGTACAGGGTTTAATTTAAACTTTGTATTTTCCATTTCAATAGTCTCATTAGAAACCTTGTAAAAGAATTCTCTTTGCCATGCTCCAAACCTATTAATAAAATCTACTGTGTAAATCTCATATCTACATTCACATTGAGGTGTAAAATAATAAGTTTCCTGAACTACATTATTTAATAATATTTCAAATTTATTACCAGTTGTTAATTTTGTTGTATCAACTTTTCTAACATTATAAATGCCACTTACATCTATAGCTGTTTCAATTGGTGAAGTATTTGGAGAAGTGTATCTAACTTTCCACCCTGATGAATTTGTTATTAAAGTTATTGTGCCAGGGTCAAGTAAAGTGTTTGCTCCTATTTCACAAGGGTAATAATAAATGTTTTGCCCTCCATAATTACTTAAATCACTTAATAAAATAGTTTGCCCCGTATAATTATATGCGTCTTCAAAATAACCGAATCCGTCAGTTGCTAAACTTGTTATAGTATCTATAAGGGTTTCATCGCCATCTAAAGTGTAATATCTTTTATAACTTACATTACAATAAGCGTACTCATTAGGGGTTACAGCCGTTTCTGATGAAGTATAAGGATTTGAATAAATAAAGTTAAAAAACTCACGAATAAACGGAGCTATATTATAATAGGTTTCCAAATTATTTATACTCGGAACTTTTTTACTAAGTGAATAAGTAGGTGCTATTGGTGCTGCTCCCGTGCCATTCCAAATAAACAACTCTAAGCGTGTTGCTTCCTGTGCTGCTTCATCTATTGTTACAATATACGGACTTCGTGCAAATATCATTTCTTTAAATTTGGTTTCATAATACTATCAAATAAATCTACCACGTCTAAGCCGTAGCTTGTAACTAAGTCATCAGGTAACTTCTTAAATGCTGCTTCAAAAGGTTTGGTAAAAAATAAACTGGGTTTAATTCCTTTCTCAAATATAGAACGAGCGATTGCAAAGTTTAAGCCTTTTCTGTTTTTAAATTGTCCGCCTTTTCCTCTCGGTGCTATTCCTTTTCTAATCGTCCATTTATCAAAAGCACTTGGAGGTGGCATTTTTGTTTTATAGCTAAATGGTGTATTGAATTTTCTTTTTACTCCACTAACTCCTTGATCTTGAAAGAATCCGTAATCTTCCATGTCAAAGTAAATACCTATTGAATTAGGAAATTGTTTAGCTTCACCCTGAATTGAATTGTAAAGCTTTCCAGAAGCTTTTTTATCTTTAATAGTCAAGTTTCTTTTTGCCTGAGCTACTACATAAGCCACGAATTTATTTAAGGTCTCTTGGTGGTTAGTCATTACATATAGTCATTTCGTTTCCTACTAAGTAATCAAATGTCATTGTCCACCCAGCTAAGTTGTTTTCAAACCTTTCAATAAATGGTTCGCAATTTGGATTACCGTCTATAATTCCAGCATTCAAAAAATAGTCACCTCTTATAAGTTTGTCGTAAACTCGGTTTAACATTACTATCTGAGTATTTAGTACGTCCTGTTCATTATCGTTACCTACAAATAAATTTGTTGTTTCGTCTTTTGCTATATCCACTACATCCATAGCTATTATAGAAATATTATAACGAATAACGTTACCCTCAAACGTGGCATTGTTTACCATGATATGGGCTAAAGGAAATATTGTTTGTTTAGATAAATCTACTCTAAAAATATCTCCCTCTGTTACCGTATTTACCAAAGCAGAAGCGTTTAGCTCCGTCTTTATGGTGTTTAATATTGCGTAATAACTCATCTTTTTAATTGTCTTTTAAGTTCTCTGTTTTCTATACCTTGCTTTTGCTTTTCGAAAGTAAGGAGGGTAAGTGCTGCTGTAAGTCGAAGCTTTGTGACCTGTTCAAACTTCGTGAGGTCTCCCTGAGCGACTGCATATATTGACTGATACCAGCCCCAGTGTTTACTAAATTGAGCTCTTTCGCTAAAATCGCTGTCGCTTCCTTGTTCGTCTTCATCTCCGTCTCCAAATAATATAGCGTAGCCTGTAATAATTCGTTTTCTAAATTCCAAAAAAAAACCTTTGCAGCTAAAACAATATCCAAAGGAGCGAACTCCATTACTTCTGCATAGTTAATAGCTGAAATATACGGCTCAATTTTATACTTATCTCCGATCTTTTCTGTTATCGGTCTATACATTACAGCCATAGCCTTATTAAAGGTCTTTAAATCGCTTATATTGGCTTCAAGGTCGATGTATTCACCCCAGCTCATTTCTTCCAAATTAGGAATGAAACCAAACTCTACTCCACCTAACTTAAATCTATTTTTAAATTCCGTCTTTTGCTGAAATAAACTTGCAAAATGTAAGCTTAGTTCCTCAACTTGTTTAAATGGTATTTTAACGACTTCTTTTAATTCAATGCCGCAAAATATCTGAATCATTTTTTCAGCTAAAAAAACCTCGTCATTTGAGTTCTCAGCAGCTAATAAAAACTTCTGATAGTGCTTTAAAGGTATTTCACTTAATTTAGTTGGTATTACTAATTCTAATTTCATGCTTATTATTTAAACGTTTATTCTGGTTTTTTGTAGTTCATGGCAATATTGTAAGCTTCATTTAACATTATTAAATGCTTTCTCATGCTCATCAAGTCATCAAATACTATTCTAACTTTAATTCCTTTACGAATGTATATGTAGTTCTCAACTACTGCAATCATTCTCGGTGTGTCGTCTGTCATTAACGTATATTATATGTTCCATAATTGCGTTTCATTCCGAGTGTTTCCATTTCGTGGTATCTCCAAGCGTCTATTGCGTGGTTATTGCTATCGATAGGCTTGTTTAACCTTGCTCCTGATTTATCTACATCCCAGCAATAGGCACGAAGTTCTTTGATTAAATTAGTGCTTTGTGATGTTATTAAGTATTCGTGTTGTTGTATTACATCAATTCCGTAGTTAATTGAATCCTTGCCCTTTGTAACTCCTTTCATAGTTATTCCGTATCTTCTTATTTCGTCAATGCTTTTAGGTTCTGAGCTATCAGCGTAAATAGGTACGTGTTTTGGTAGTATTTTAGCTATGTCGCTGTTTAACATTCCTGTACGATATACAAGTTCATTAAGTATTCGTGTTCCGTTATGGTTGTAAATTTCTATTGCAGAAGTAGGGTCGTTTGTATATCCAAAGTCTAAACCTATTCCTATTAGCTTTGCTTCAGGTGGTATTCTATCAATTTGTTTCCAGTTACTAAATATAACCCCTTCAAGCATTCCTATTTCACCAAGTCCATAAACACGCCACCAATTCGCCCAATAGCTGCTTGTTTCTGCTTTTAAGCGATTCTTTTCTATTTGCTGAACTATTGATTGATCAAGTGCTTCGTTATCCTTGTACGTTAAAATAATAAACTCGGATTCGGGTTCGTCTTTTAGTTCCTTATGTACCCAAAATTCATTCGCTGGGTTGAAGTCTAAAAATATTTCTTTTTTAGTCCGTATAGAAAGTTCATTGTAACTTTCAAAGGAAACATTATTACATTCGTTAATATAAAGAATGTCACGCCGAGCACCACGTAGCTTAGAACTATCATCCGCACTAAAAAATTCAAAAACACTCCCATTTTTAAAGTTATAAGTTAATAAAGATTTGTTTAATTGTGAATCAAAATATCGGTTTGTCCATTTCAGAATTTTAAGAAAGTCTTTTAATGCTCCCCTACGTAAATGAGGTATAGATTCAGCTACAATACTTATTTCTAAATTAGGTGTCTTTATTGCTTTGTCAATTAATACAGCTAAAATAGAATACGTTTTCGAAGCCGAAGTTCCACCCTGAATTATTTTAATTCGTTTTTTTAAAGCAAGTACTTTATTCGTTGCTGTCGTTCTCTGAAACATCAGGAAATAAAGGTTGTTCTATTATTGTTTGTTCTACTTGTTGAAGTGGCGCACCATAACCTGAATCCATTAATGCTTTGTAAGCTGAAACGTCTCCGTCCCTTGCTTTTTTAATAAGTGCCAAAGTCATTAAATCTTCCTGAGACATAGTTTCATTTTCACCCGTTAAAGGGTTCTTTAAGTTTTGATTAACTTCTAACCATTGTCTTGCTATGGTGCTTCTATTCCTTGCTCCTTTAGGTCTTCCGTTTGGGTTTCCGCTTTCGCCTTTTTCAAACTTTTTAAGGTTATCTAATTTGTTCGCCATTATCTTTGTTATTTCACTGTTTATTTAAACTCCTTTAATCGGAACATTTACTTTTTTTGCGTTTAGTAAATCAGTCATTTTTCTTGGTGGTATTCTATATTGAATTATTTTTTTACCCCACTTTAACATTATCTGTTTACAATATTCTATTTCTTTTTCTTTACTTCTATAACTTACAATACCACCTTTATTATCTCCGTGTTCACATAAATAATGAAACTTGTTTAATCGTAACATTTTTTTGTATTTATGTAATTGTTGTAATGCCATATCGTAATCGTCTTTTGTTCCTACCCTGCTATCAAATTTTAATTCGTGTTTTAAATGAGCTTGGAAAGGACCTAAAACAACATTTGTTAAATTAAAAGGTAAAAATTCTTTGTATATTCTATTATCTTCGTTTTGAGATAATCCCCACATTTTACATTCTAACTCTTCGCATAATAAAAAATTATGTTTAAAAAAATTAATTAATTCGTGTTTGTCTAATTCTTTATTTTTATGTTCTCCGTCATTTTCGCCTTTTCTATTTTCATAATAATTTATGCTTTTAACATCATCATCAATCATTATTAAAGGAAATTCTATATTGTTTAAAATCCAATTGCGTTTTTTTACTATGTCTCCGTCTTCGCTATCAGGCAAAGTAATAACTCTGTCTTTTCCAACTGCTTCAATATATTCTTTTTCTTGACTTTTAGGAACACAATATTTAGCCATAAAAAAATAATCTTTACCTTTTAAATCGTGGCTTCTTTTGTAACTTGGTATTATTATATTCATATAAAATTTTTCCCGTTTAAAACCCTACCTATTCCGATTTTTTGACATTTTTCTGCACTTTCTTTACTTTTTACTTGTTTTAAACCATAAACTTCTTGTGCCACTTCCCAATCCATTGCATTGTCAAAATATAAAACAATATAATTATGCTCCAAAAATAATTCTTCGCTAAATTCTATTTCTCCAATATCGGGTATGTCTTTTGTTTCTTTTATTTCTTCAATGTCTAATGGTAAACTTAAACCCCAATCTTGTAACTTTTCCGTGTCCCATTCATTCGCTAAAATATCCCAATCCCATTCGCCGAACCCTACGTTGTCTTTAACTATAAATTCGTCTTTTTGTAGTTCGGTTAAATCTTTTGCCTGTACAATATAAACTTCTTTTAACCCTGCTTCAACACAAGCTTTGTGTCGCATATTTCCACCTAAAATAATATTGTTTTCATCTACTACAATTGGTCGTAGTTCTAACATTTGCGGAAATTCCTTAATTGAATTGACTAACTTTTTAAACTTGTCGTCTTTTATTAAACGTGGGTTCTTTGGGTTCGTCTTTATGCTGTTTATTTTAACCTTCGCTACTTGCATCTTCTGTTTGTTCTGGACTGTACTCGTTGTAAATTACTCTTAACTTACTTACTAAATCACGAAGACAACTTGAACACGTACTAAAGGTTAATTTTTGATTTAGTACACGGTTGTTTATTGCTATTAGACTTGTTTGTTCATCGCTTGTAAGTGTGTTCGTGTTTTGCTTAAAATAAGTGTCTAACGTGTTAAACTCGTCTTCTGTTAAACACAATGGTTTTGCATACGGAAATAGTTTGTTTAACTTTTCTTTACGTTCGTCGCATCCGCAGTCTTCACCTGCAATAAATTTTACAAGTTTATCAATTCCTGTTGCTTCTGTAATTTTTGCGATTGTATCGCCTAATCCTTTACTTTTCATTTTTTCTTTTTTATTAGTTCGTAATCTTGGTTTATAAAATCTTGGTAGTCTTCACCTACGTTATTTTTAATTCGTTTTTTACAAGTTTTAACCGTGTTAAATATACTTGTTACACTTATGTTTGTTTCTGCACTTATTTGTCGTAAACTTTTATTCGTGTTTTTGTAAAGTTCAAATAATTGTTTGTCGTACCAGTGCCAACTATCACATTCTAAATCTACGTTATTCAGCAAGTCGTTGTAAGCTTCGTTTTCTTCGGTGTTGTTTTCTTCTGCTAAATTATAAACGTCGTCTAAAGGTATAAATTTGATTTTGTTGTTTTTGTTCACGTGCTGAAGAAAAGTATTTTTTAAAGCTAACCACATATAACCTTTACTTATGTTTCCGTCTTTGAATAGTTTTTCTTCGCTACTCCACTTCATTAACATTATGTAAGTTTCTTGGACGATGTCTTCAGCAAAAAAGTATTCGCCAAATTGATTAACCATTTTAACCCATTCGTTGTGATGCTTTGCAACTTTAGTTAACCATTCCAATATTTCATTGTTTAGATATTAAGCAAATGTATGATTAATTTTTCAACAATACAAAAACGAATTTATTAACAATTAGTTGTGTAGAACAAAAAAAGCGCAAACAATTAAGTCTGCGCCTACGTTTTTAATCTAAAAATTTTATTTGTTTACGAAGTAATCTATTTTTTTAAGCGTTGAAAGTGAAACGTCTTTGCCTTCCAAAAAGTTTGTAAGTTGGAAGAAATGAAATTTGTTTCCTTTGTCTTGTATTTCTTTTACGATGCTGTTTCGTGTTTTTAACCTTAAAATGTTTTTTACTTCAGTTCTTAACTGCTCGTCTTGTATGTACATATCAAAATGGTAAATCGTCATTCGCATCTAAATTAACATAACTTGGTTGTTTTAAAGTTCCGTTAATTTGTGGCTCACCTTTTACAAATGGTTCACTAAATGAAGCTGACATAAACTTAACTCCTTTTGCTGAAGTTTTCATCCATAACGCTATTTCCATATCCTTGCCGTTTACGTTTACTTTGCCTTTGTAGTCTGGGTGGTTTTCCGCTTTTTTGTTGTCGTTCTTAAAAATTGCACCTGTGTTGTTTCTTGTTTCCATTTTTATTTATTTAAATTGTTTGTATTCGTGTTTTAGTCGCTCCAAGTAAAGAACAAAGTCCATTGCTTCTTCTTGTGCGTGTGTAAGCCATTCTAACGTGCTTAAATCGGTTCGTTCTAGCGTTGTCTTGTATTTCTTTATTCCAGCTTCCGAACGTTCTTTGAATTTAGCCATAACGCTTAAAACGTTTTTATCTTGTATTTGTATGTTCATAGTTTTTCTATTTCTTGTTTAACTTCTTGCCAATATTTCATTGAATGTGATAATTGCATCATTTCATCTAAAGAATGTTTTATTTCTATTGTTTCATCTTTTTTTAATTTTTTAAAATTATTTATCCAATTATTAATAATCTCATCAACTGCTATTAATGCACATTGTTTCGCATATAGCACATTCGTAAAATACCCACTATCTGTTTCATCTGTTTTAATAGCCAAGCAATATTTATTAAATAAATCTTCGGCTTTTTCTTTAGGTGTCATATCAACCAATTAAATAAATTGTAAATACCAACGGCAGCAAAACCATAAATTGCTATCCAAATAATAATTGCTATTGTTTTTTCTTTCATATTTTCACGTTGTTTTCGTTAATAAATTCGTTTAGTTTTTTCCTTACTTCAAACATTGCTTCGTTACCGTTGTACTTATACTCGCTTCTTAACCAATTGTCAAACTCACACAATGCTGAATAATAATTAATTCCGTTATTTGCAAAGTCAAAATCGTCTTTTTCTTCAGGCAAATTAAATTCAAGTATTGCTTTCATATTGTTTCAATTAAATTGTTAAAATAAATCCTTGCTTCTTCAACCTTGTTTTGTATTTCCCAAATTACAGTTTCATCGCGTTCTATTTTAAAAACTTTTACTTTTGTTTGTTCTGGAAGGTGGTCAAAGTTATGTTTCTTTTCTACGTATTCTCTAATTTCTGCGTCTTCATCAATTTTAAATTGTTTCCAATGTTCGCGTCTAATTTCGTCTTCAACTATTTCTAAAGGTGTATTGACTAAACAATAACAAAGTAGTGCTTCGGTCTTGCCTGTTAGCCACATATAACCCTGTAATTGATAGTAGTAATCTTTTGTAGGTATTTCGTCTTCAAAGAACGGAAAAGTGTGTGCTTCGTAACTGCATTTTATGTCAAGTAAAATTTCATTCGTGTTTACGTCGGGTGTTCCTGTTATCCAATCATTTTGGAAATGTTCTTCGTTCTTAAAAATAAACCCTAAACCTAAAACATCGTTTACCAAACTAATTGCTTCGTCTTCGCATTGTAAACCTTTGTCCGTGTAACGTGAACTAAACTCTTTTTTAATTCCGTATTTGTGTTCTAAAACAAGTTCTTGTATGTAACTCTTTGCTGTTTTGCTTAATGTTTCGGTCTTGGTGCGTGGAGCAATCATTAACCGCCCCAATGCTGAACAACGTATTTTCATACTTCTAACGTTTTTAATTGCGCAGTTGTTAAACTAAACTTTGTTGTTAGTTCTTCAACTGTGTATTCTCCTTTGCTAATTGCGTCAATAGCTTTTTGAAACCTTGCGTTGTCTATTGTAGCTTTTTTAGGTTCGTGTTTTACTTGTTCGCCAGAAGCGTCTGTGTCTTTGTCCGTAACTAAACCAAGCATTGAACTTAATGCGTAACGTCTTAAATAAGTAATTGCACTACCTAAAACTTGGAACTCGTTCATTCCTTTTAAAATTACTCCTTGCGGAATATCTATTTTACTTTCGATACTTTCTGCGCTTTCAACGTGAAATAAACAAGTTGCAATTTGTGTTCCGTTAATTAATTGTGTAAACCCTAAACCGTGCTTTTTTAGAAGTGGGTTAATTACTTCAAGAATTTTTGGCAAGTCTGCGTAAGTGTAACCGTAACCTTGTGTTGCTTTGTGAATAACAGGTACTTCTTGTTGGAACGCTGCTAAACTTTTAAATAAATGTTTCATAGTTAAATAATTTAAGTTAATAATATATGCAAATATAAGAATAGTTATTTAATAAACAACTATTTTAATTTTTTTTTATAAATTTCTATTAATTCTTTTAATTCGTCTTTAGTCCATTTTTTAACATCGTGTGCTTTCGCCTGAAGCTCCATTAATCTTTGCGCTCCTATTCGTTTTTCTATGCCTATCTGGTAATTCAACAAGTTACCACTTAAATAAGTGTTACAAGCTTCACATTGCAAGTGTACGTTGTCTTCGTTAAACCTTACGTTACTGTGTCCGCCTTGTGAATAGTAGTGTCCGGCATTTTCTTTTTTGCAAGGTTTGTTGCACGAAATACAATTTAGTCCAGCGTCACGAACACGAATAAATTTATTAAACACCTGTTGAGCAATTTTTAAATAATCGTTTGCAGTTTTTAAATCTTCAACTAACTTCTTTTTCTTCTTGTTCCATTCCTTTAACTTTTGTATTTCAACCATTGCTTTTATACATTCGTTTTTTAAACAAAACTTTTGTAGTGTGCTGAACGGTGTAAATTCTTCTTTGCAATTAAAACATTTTTTAGTTCGTGTTTTCACAAGTCAATATTATTAAGTTCTATTTGTCTTTTAAAATTTTGTATTTCCTGCATCTGTTCTAAATTTATACGCTGAAGGTCAAAATTTATTTGTCTTGTTGCTCTAAATTCTTTTTCTAACGTTTGGTAAACAACCATTGCTTTTTTTATTTCGTGTAAACTTTGCTCCATTGAACTTATTAAATCGGTTCTTTTTGGATGTTTCGTTTTTATGTCTTCAATGCTAATTTGTAATTTTAAACAAGTGTGGTTAAGATTAATTCTACTGCTCAATAATTCAAGTTCCATTTTAAAAAATATTTAAGTTAGTTTTTGTTGTTGGTCTAAATTCAGAAATTACGTCTTTTCCGTAAACTTTAAAACCTAATCCGTAATTATATTCGCAATAAACAGGGTCGTTTAGTCCGGTATGTTTTCCGCCTGTGTCTATGTCTTTTATTTTTTCAGTAGAAACCCAAGTAACGTATTTCATTACATCGTGCTTTATTAGTCTGTGAACTACTATCATATCGTCGCAACGATTTGTAAATGCTTTGCCACCTTCTACGTGGTCTTTTAACGGTGCTTTTAAATGTCCTTTAAAGTCTCCTTCAGTATAA